AAAATCATCCGAAGAAATTTTCAAGTGCACCAACAGTAGTTGTCTTTGGTGGGTGATACTTATCAAGCAAATCTTGGCGCTTTTTGTTCTTCAAGAAATCATACCACTCTTCGTTTTCCCACATAGATTGGCTAACACCATTCCAAAGATGACGTGGAGAACCATCTTCGTTTAAATGTCCTGGATGTTCTTTGTTAAGTCTACGTGATTCAACATACTCATAGCGTAGGTCTTCGTAATCTTTCGTACCAAGTTCCAACATTTTCTCACGGAAATAACATACCAAAGAAACACGTTCTGCTTCTTCATCAAGCATTTTGATTTCAGTATTGCCATGCATAACTTCGTGGTTGTTAATCAACAGTAAGTCACCTGGACGCACGTTAACAGCAACACGATATTCTGGTGCAACAAGATAGCAACCAGAGTAGTTACCATTGTTAGATAGTACCAACAGGTTACTCAAACCAGTTGTCAAATCACCAGCATCATAGTGACAGGCAGTACGGAATGTCTTGTTCACTGTGATAGTTGTAAATGGTGTCCCTGGAACCAAGAAACCTTTATCAACTTTACTTGCTGCTTCCATTTGTGCAGTGAATCGTTGTGGTAACAAATCTTTGAAACCCTTAGCCAGACTTTGTAGGAATGGGAATGCCATCGCAAACTTCTCTGGTTCACGTTGAGTGTAAGATGTTGCACGACCATATGGGATACGTGGGTAGCGATCGAACCATCCAGCAATGCCAGAGAATACGCCATTAGCGTAAGTAGTAGAGCAGACATATTTCTTAACGATACGATCTACTTCTTTCTTCTTCTCGTCATCAGGGAGTTTATTGGTAGCATCCACCCAAGTCTCGAAGTCGAAATTATCTTTCTTAACTGCTTGAATACCCCAAACGTTATTTCGTGTAGAAGGTTGTTCTTTCTTACCCTTGTGGTGCGCACGAATGTCTTCTACTGGATCGTCTCCAGTAACGTTTGCACCTGCGTTTGAGAAATAATCAATGATGTCAGATTCATATTCAGTAACCCACTCACGATTACCCAACTTCTCGCCACGTGGACCAGCAGCCATACCACGGTTCTGTGTTTCAACAGCAGCCTCACGCAACCCACGGTATGCTTGGTCTTGTTGTTCTTTAGTGAAGTAGTTCTTACGAAACTTTAGAACAATCTTTTCCTCTGTGTGTGGTTCTTCACCATACTTGCAGGGCATATAAACATCCATATCTTCTTCAATTAGAAGATCGTAATCTTTATCTGTGGGGAATTGTCCCTCCATATGAGAACAATCGTATTTGATTGGTGCTACTAATACTTTAACCATTTCTATCTCCTTAAAACTTCCAACCTTCAAAACTTCCCTCAGCCTTCATTCTCTTACCAAAGTCACCCTTATCAAAAACTGGTCCAGTATCTTGTTGACCAGAATCTGACAAACCAACTTGAGCAGAAGCCTCTACATCATATAACTTCATCTTCGATCTATCAATACCAATAACAAATCGTTTAAAGTAACTCGGATCATTATATCGGTTTTTTAATTGCTTGACAATGATCTGATTCAATGCTTCTAGTTCTTCGTTACTAACTAACGCAAACATAAAGTCGGCTGTCGCAGGTAGACCAAAAGATTCTGAGGTATCTTCAAGTCCTGGATCTGAACTTGTGAATCCAGACCTAGTAGTTTGGGTAGCTGATACGATTGGAACATTAAACTCAACTGCCAAACCACGCAACTCTTCTGCAATTGCCTTAACATATGTATAAGAATTAATACTTCCACCCTGCTTCATACGCTGACTTGCGCAAATGTTCAAGTAGTCGATGAAGATGATGTCAGGCATAAACTCTAGTTTGAGTTTTAATTCTTCTAACAATGCACGGAAATGACCAGAGTGTGCACCAGCAGTTGGATATTCTTTGATGATCAATTTACCTTGAGTCTTCTTCATAATCTTTTCGATACGAGTCTCATAGATGTCCTTGTCAATCACCTTCAATTCATCCATCGTAAGGTTCAACAAATTGGCATCGATACGTTCAGCGATACGCTCTTCTGCCATTTCCATTGTTATGTATAATACATTTTTACCCTTGGTCAGACAACCTGCGGCAACGTGACACATAAACAAAGATTTACCAACACCAGTACCAGCCAATGCGATATTCAGAGTCTTCTTAGAAAGACCACCCTTCGTAATCTTGTTGAACATCTCGAGATCGAAAGCAATCTTCTCTTCGACTCTGTGGTAAAACTCATAACGAGATTCGTGGTCTGCCAAATAATCGTGACCAATGTGACTGTCGAAAGAAACTGCCAATGCTTCTGAAAGGATAGAAGGAATAGCATCTTGTGTATGCTCCTTCGCACGACCATCAATAATTTGAATGGACTTCAGAATCGCATTGTACACAGCACGATCCTTACAGAACTTCTCTGTGTGTTCCAGCATCCAGTCTTCATTAACTGGCGCATCGGTTAGACTATCGACATAGGAATTGACCTCAGCCAACTCTTTGTCGTTGAGGTCTTTTCTGTTGCTAATTTCAATCGAAAGAATTTCTTTCGTTAGCGGTTTGTTATACTTGTTGAAAAAGTCTGATACGATTGTAGATACAATGGACTCTTTCTTATCACCAAAATACTCTTTTTTAATAAAGGGAATTACTTTTCGGCAATAGTGTTCATCATAAATCAATCTGCTCAGAATTTGTTGTTCTATTCTCATCAACTCCACCAGTATATGTTATTTCATTTTGTTGCAACTGATCTAAAATAATCACCTGCAACAAATCGCCAAGATAATGCTCAAGTTCATTCGCAGTATAGGTGACACCAGCATCTTCATGCACCTCATAATTAAAGTGCATTTTACAAGTGTCACCCATTTCCTCAAACGTAACCTCACCGTAAGAGAAGATTATACCTGAGTATGGTCCACTTGTCAACTTTAGCCTGTAAGCACCAGTTGATGCACTTTGAAGAACTACGTATGGAGGTTTAGCGAGGTGTTCGCCCATTAGCCACCTCGACCAGAGCCACGAGTAATTGGCTGTGCCGTGATTCTATTCACAGCAGCCTTTACCTGCTTACCAGCTTCCTTGCGACCCCAACCTTGTTTTTGTAGAGTCTTCTTGGCTTTCTTCTTTGCACGATTGAGAAGTTTCTTGGCTTCCCATTCTTCTTTAAATTTGGATGGCTCACTCATTATCAAACTCCAATTCTTCCAAGGCTTTGTCCAAATCATCAGATTGGATCATATCAGATTGACCCATTGAGTATTTGTTCTTGATGTATTCATAGAAAGACTTCTGAGTCAACAGAGGCATCCAGAACTCTTTGGTATCAGTATCTTTGATTCGATACTTCTTGTCTTCAACAACACCAGTCTCTTGGTTTACTTGTGAATACCAACCATTGCTAGGCTTGATAACGTGTCCTGATTCGAGTGCAATATCAAGTAGACCGCTCCACTTGCTAATACCGCCATCAAAAGATACGGAAACAGGGATTTTAGATTTTTCTTTAACATAACGAGATTTTTCCACATTGATAATGAAGTTGTAACCGATGACTTCAGTACCTTCTTTTTCTTGCTGACGACCGAGAATAAAAATATTGTCAGCTGAGTAATACGAACCAGTACCACCACCAACGATATCCTTAGGATACAAACCGATCTCCTTATATGTATGGTTCACTACAACCATCGGAATATCTTTGATAGACAAGTGAGGTGTAACCATACGGAATAGAGATTTCATTTGTTTCGCACGAGACATATCAGCGACAGACTTACCATCCAAAGCATCTTCAACTTCTTTCTTAGAAGCCAAGTTACCGATGGAGTCAATAACAATCATCACACGTTCACCACGTTCGATGTTTTGTAGTTGTTGCATGATGTCGAATTTGAGTTGTTCCACATCTGTAACAGGAGTGTGAAGAACACGATTAGTATCGATACCAAAACTATCAAAGTAAGACTGTGGAGTACCGAACTCAGAGTCGTAAAACAATAGAGCAGCATCTGGATATTTGTCGAGGTAAGACTTAGCCATCAGCAAACTGAATGCGGTCTTAAAGTGTTTAGATGGACCAGCCCACATTGTAAGACCTGGAGTTAAACCACCATCAAGACGACCAGAAAGGGCAACGTTGATGATTGGAATTGAAGTAGGGATCATATCCTTCTTCGTGAAGAACTTTGAGTTCGCAAGAACAGCAGAGTCTTTAATCGTACTGTTCTTTTTAATTTTATCTAGAATGCTCATTTTAACCTTTCAGGAATTCGAGTAATTTTTCTTCGTTGACATATCCATTTAAACGCTTGATTTCTTTTTCGTTCTCGTCAACAAGAACCATCATAGGTACGCTACGAACTCCATAATTGATAGCAGTCATCATTTCTGCATCAATATCGAATTCAACAATCTCAACATTGATCTTGTCCTTAGCCTCATCAATAACCTTACTTAACATCTTGCAAGGTGCGCACCATTCAGCGTAAAATTTGTATAGTTTCATTATTATCTCCTAAAAAGTATTGCAGGACAATTATGGATTACTCTTGGAATGTGGTACATCAAAAACGAATGTAACACGAACACAATCACCAATGTTTTTAGTCCCATGGGGTAATTTATTATTGAACCACAAGAGGGTTCCAGGTTCAACTGTAACAGATTCATCTCCTACAGTGTATATGTATCTGCCTTGAATGGACAGATGATAACGATCTCGAGTTTGGTAGTAACTACCAATATCGATATGCTTTCCAACTTCACCATCAATAGGCAATGAAAGGAAACCACATCGACTGAATTTCTTAAAGTTGCGTTTAAGGAATTTAATAACTTCAGTATGTCTTTGCGCAGCAGGAGTTGGAATACAAATCTCTGTATCACCAACATATTGGTCGATAGATTCTATACCACCCATAACAAGTTGAAGCACACCAGCTTCTACCTGAGGGAAACCACGATCAAGCATTGACTTAACTCCAGCAACATTGAGTTGGCTTCCCCAGTCTTCTGGGTATGCGTTCAGCTGTGCCATAATTTTTGACACATTGATTCCAGTTTTAATGATGCGGATGTTATTCATTTAATCTTTACAATTGACATATCTTCACCAAGATTCCCTCTCAGGAATACATTAAAAGATAATGAGTATCTGATTTTATCTGAAGTGTTTTCTTCAACTTTATGTAGGATGTGTGACGGGAAAATCAAGATATCATTATCATAAGGATAGTGAGCCCAAGATGGTGAGTTAAACAAATTCAGATTTGAGTATTCAACACGGATTGCTGGAGGAAAGATAGTTGACGGTGAGCCGATATCGAACACAATACAACCAGTTGTTTCATCTGTTTGAATATAAACAACGCCAGACAAAAGAGAATTGTCATGCCTATGCAGTTGAGCCGAATCACCTTTCTCGTGCCTCACAACCCAAGAGTTAGTTATGTAAAACTCAATATGTTGTGATGCACACAACCCACCGTAAACATAGCGATCGAGGGCAGACTTAATCTTCTGTTTCAAAGAAGCAAATTCTTCTCTATCCAACACAAACTTATCAGCAGAATACTTCCCATCATATATCAACGAAGTAATATTACTCATCTCATTAGATGAGACTGGTTCAATCTTTGACTGATAGATTGGTGTAGAAAATAATGGAACGATATTATCCAAAGAAGTCCTCCAGCGAAGATTCTTCTTGCGTTCTCCATCCTAGTGGTTGAATAACAATCTGCAATGCATCAAGAAAAACCTTTTCAAATTGTAAGTCATAATCTATGTATTCGTGCAATCCAAGTTCCTTTGGCATCTCCTGCGGGAATGCAATCACGTTCTCGTGAATTGGATTCGGTGTTCGCAGATAAACAAACTTAATCTTATCACCATCACGAATAGCCTGATACTTTCTATCAAGCCCATGACGTTTACAATAGTGATTGTATAACAAAGCACCACGCACTTGAATCGGAGTTCCCTTTTGGTAGATAGGAGAACCAGCATACTGCTTCATACCATTACAACTACGAGGGAATGCGATATCTTGTACAGGTAACGCATTAAACTCTGCTCTGAAGTCAGACACATACTTATGCAGAACTTTTTCGTCGCCTTCCAGAATGACATCAATAGACTTGTGCAACTTATCACGAATGACAGCTGGAGTTGAAGACTTAACCATCTCCAAGCCCATCACCTTAATCTTAGGTTTGGCAAACTGAACACCCTCAGAATTATGCACTCGAAGAATGTATCGCTTCTTTGCAGTCCAGATACCTTTGTCAGCAAGAACCTCACGCTTCATAACCATCTTCTGGCTATAAGCATTCATATATTGAGACAGTTCACTATAACCAGAATCGATGAATGGCTGGAATACATCATCACAGATCTTATCCATAAACTTGATCTTACCAGTCGTATCTTTATCGCCAGCAACAGTCTCCACCAACTTCTCCAGAGAAAGATAGATTGAGTCTGTGTCGATCGCAATAACGAAATCATCACCTTCGGTCTTCAGCGTCTTGTTCATAAACGCATTCAGTTTGTTTGCCATCCAACGAATCGACAGCTGACCAGAAGTTGTAATACCTTCAGCCATACGGATATCGAAGTAACGGAAATACTGATTACCCATGGCACCATAAGCAGAGTTCAACGCAATCTTCATTGCCATCTGCAGGTTGTTCAATCGAGAGATATCTTTCAACAAGTGTTTCTTTGTCTTGTCGTTCTGGTATTCCTGTTCGACTTTCAACATCTGCTTCTTGAACTTGCTTCGGTCGATATACATCTTTTCCATCAACTCAGGCATAAACCCTTTGATATCTTTACGGTAAGTCCAACCATTTGCAGTTAGAGTTAAGTCACGTTTATGGCAGTGAGAAGTATCTATCTCTTTATTCAAAAGTTTGTCAACAGTTACACTTAGCTTATCGGAAGTTAGTGTTTCTGGACTAATGTTGTACTGCATAATCAAGTGAGGATATAGACTGTTCAAGTCAAAAGAAGCAACCCACTTATGACCACCAACAAT